AAACTTGGCAAGGTGAACCTGTGAACAAATTGTTAACATTTCCCCAATTTGTTCATATTTTGTTCATAATTGCAAAACTGGCATGGTTCTTGCTAGGTAACTATAACATTAAATTGTCTGACAATAGTGTACAAAGTCTGTCACTTATCCTGTTGACATATTAGTTCATATGGACTATAATAAACTCAACAAATCAATACAGCACAGCCAACTAGGCAGGAGGGTGAAATGATGAAAGAAGCAAGATTATATGAATTAGCATATGAAGCATTATTAGAAAGATGGGGGGTAGAGTATGATTATACTATGAAATATCCTGATATTGAAGTATTTGTAGCACATGAAAAAAAACTTTGGAAAGAATTAAAAAATCTTGAAGACGAAATGAAAGAAAAAGGATTTAAATAGGAGGGAATATGATGAAATCAAAATACACAAAAATCAAATATACGAACACCGGGGTAAAAGCCCCGGTAGTAACTTGTATGAAATTAAGTCCAGAACTTAGCAGGGCTAACATCATTGAATTAGAATATGAGGAAATGATTATTACAATTAAAAGATTAACACGGAAAACTATGTATACCAGATCATCCTCTAAGATATTTATACAGAGTAATGATACTGATGAATCTTATGAGGCTATAGTCTATGATACCATCAACGATGCAAGAATTTTTTGCGAAAACCTTTATTTAATCATTAAAAAACCGGAATTGGATTTCCGCATAACAACCAGGGATTATGATAATATTTACGAGTATATGAAGGGAGTCTTATACTATGCCAAAGAATCCTAGAATCCCTACCACGTCAAGGGGTCTGAACGTCAACCCGAACATGCTTACTACTGCTGAGGCTTTACAACTCCGCAGACAGCTTGCAAAACGTCTGAATCAGCGTATGCGTAGGTTAAAGGCAAAAGGTTTTGATTCAGAAGTTGGTGGAGCTTATGCAGACTACCAGGACTTGCTTGCAAGATTTTTCCCTGGCAGATCAACCATCCCGGAAAACTTGGAAAATGAAAAGTATAAAGGCCTGCCTAGAACACAGGTCAAAGCCATACAAAAAGTATTGAAAGAAAAAAGTAGCACTGTGCAGGGTTGGAGAGAAATCATTGATAAACGTCAAAAAACGCTATCTGATGAATATGGAATTACATTTAAGTCAAAATCAGAAATGAAACTTTTTTTCAAATCTGAGGTATGGAAGTGGATGCAAAACTTTTATGATAGCAAACAGACGATGCGGATCATCAGTCACAAACTGGATAAGTCTACAGTCAAAAAAATAATAGAGGACCTGGAACAATTTAGGGAGCGTACAGACGATGAGATGGCTGATGTGATAGCTAAACAGCTAGGGTTCTCTGGTGAGGCTGAGGCTTTGAAGTACAGACCATAGCAGGGGGGTAAAATAATGCTAGTCGCAGGATATCCGGTTATTTATTTTAAAAACTATGATTATATGCGGCTATTCAATGGTGATTTTATCCGGCGGTCAAACGCCGGGCATTATCTAGGAGTTTACGAAAAAATCATAACAGTGGACACGGAAACCTTTGTCTATCTTAACAAAAGTATTGGTTTTGTGACAGACTGGACAATCACGATAGAGGATGACTGTTGTATTTATGGTAATCATGTTTCTGATCTAATAGACACGATAGACAGAATATGCACAACTTTACATGCTGATGACAGCCACCTTGTAAGATTTTATGTGCATAATTTTCCTTATGATTATGTATTTTTAAGAAATCATTTTTTCCAAAAATGGGGGAATCCGGACAAGTCACTAGCTGCTAAAACTCATAAGTACATCTTTATGAAATGGACGGGACAGGGGATTGAGTTCCGGGATAGTCTTATCTTGACACAGCGATCATTGGAGAAGCTTTGTAAAGACATGGGAACCACTGAGAAAGCTGTCGGAACATGGGACTATAAGAAATTTCGAACACCGGCAAGTCCACGTACAGAAAAAGAAATAGCATACGTCTGTACGGATACGATAAGCTTGTGCAAGGCACTACGCAAATACATAGATCATAGAGGCTTTAACGTGGCAAATTGTCCACTGACAAACACAGGCTTTATCCGGACTAATGCCCGCAGGAGATCAAGAAAAGATAAGAAATGGCGCAAGCAATTTGAGCAAATGGCATTAACACTTGAACAGTATGACCAGATGGTTGACTGCTATCATGGGGGGTATACCCATGCAAACAGATACTATGTTAATCAATTGATAAAAGAACCTGTTGAGTGCTATGACTTTGCAAGTTCTTATATTGCCTGGATGTGCTATTGCAAGTTTCCAATGACGAACTTTTGTTATACTAATAATATAACATTAGCAGACATTATGGAACTGAAAGAAGAGTATGCATTTTCCGGCTATATAAGATTAAAGAATCTGAGGTTGAAAAAAGACTGCCCTATGCCACCTCTTGCTTTTTCAAAAGCAAAAGTTTGTGTTTTCCCGGAAGCAAAAAGCAAAAAAGAACAGTTCCATGATAATTTGGACAATGGAAAGATTGTAAATGCAGATCTTGTCATATATCCATTTACTGATCCGGATTTAGAAGTCATCCTGTCAAGTTATGATTATGAATGGGCGGACGTGTCAAAGGTCATGAGAGCGACAAAGGACTACTTGCCGGAGTGGTTCACGGGCTATTTGATGGAATTGTTTTTTAAAAAATGTACCCTTAAAGATCTGGATGAAGCAAACTATATGATCTCAAAAGGGGAACTTAATGGAATGTACGGCATGACAGTACAGCGGATTATTCAAATCTTATGTACTGAGTTGATGGAATCCGGAGAGTGGGAGGCAAAAGAACCGGAGGACAGGGAAAAAGAGCTTGAAGAGTTCTATCGGAACAAGAACAGTTTCATGCCCTACCAGTGGGGGGTTTTTATTACAGCTTATGCACAGTCTTATCTTTTCCGGCTAGGCTCCTGCTGCCGGAAATGGCTATACTCTGATACGGATTCCGTCAAGGGCACAGACTGGGATCATGATAAACTGAACGAGTTTAATCAGTCCATCATTGAAATGTCGAAAAAAAGAACCATTGGAGTAGTTGAGTATAATGCTAAAATATTCCGTCTGGGTATTGCTGAGTTTGATGGAATCTACAGTGAGTTTATAATGATGGGAAGTAAGCGGTATTGTTACCGCTTAAAAAAAGATGCATCTTTGCATCTGACGGTTGCTGGAGTGCCAAAAGAGGGTATCTATTGCCTGGATGATGATATTACCAACTTTCGAAAAGGATTTATTTTTAAAAATGATTTGACATTCCGCAGGAACTACCGCAGAGCGCATGATTGGCAGGACCCCAAGTGGAAAATGAAAACGGAGTATCTTTTTCATGGTGGAATCAATGAACTGACCATTGACGGATGCAGGATTGAATATGGCTGTGCTATCCGGTTGACTGATACAGAGTATGAATTGGATCATACAATTCCGTATGATAAAGAAACAGGATTGCCGTTGCCATTTGAAATGGAAGATACAGTATATGAATAGAATTGTTATAAATTTGTAATAGTTTTGTAACATAAATAACTTAAACTGTATAAAGGAGGTATAACCTATGAAAAAATTCTGGAAAGAAAACAAAGAAGATTTGAGCACTCTTTTCTGGACTTGCGTCACTTTTGCTTGCTTGTTTGTAAGCTGTCAAGTCTGGATGCTGTTAGGTGATTGAGGTACAAAGATGACAGCAATTTATGAATTATATGATGCATTACTTACTATAAAAGATTATTGTGCGTCAAAAGACAATACATGCGAGGATTGCCCACTCATTGATAGTGATGATTGCTGTATTTTTATAAAAGAGACAGCACCATCAAATTGGAAATTGGTTGAACCAACAAGAAGATTATGTGAATAATAAGGAGAAAATACCATGTTAAAATCAAACGTAAAAATCACTTGCAAGCCATATAACGGTAACTCAAAAACAAAAGCCTTTATTGATCTGGTTCTGGATGATACACTCGTAATTAAAGGACTTACACTGGTTGAGGGAAAAGAGGGCCTTTTCCTGTCATTTCCAAGCACAAAAGGGAATGATGGAAAATACTATAATTCCGTTTACTCTCTGGATAAAGAGTGGGGGAATCTTTTGCAGGATGCTTGCATTAAAAAGTATAAGGAATGCAATCAGACTTCGCAGCCTGCAACCTCTGGAGGTGGATTTCAGTAAATGAATATTTACGATAAAAATGGTTGGCTGGATGTTCCAAGGCTTGTCCAGCTTGCTGATAAAAATAAAATTAACTTTATCTTTATCATTGGAGCAAGACGAACCGGGAAAACGTATGGTATCTTCCAGCACTTTATCAATGATGTCTTTTCGAAAAATGAGAAGATTATTTACATGAGACGCACAAAAGAGCAACTGACAAAAGTATTTCTTCCGGAGTTTGACCCCTGGCTGGACATAAACAAAGATATGAACAGGTTTTTTCACTTCGAAAAACCCAGAGGAGAATACGGACGCATTAAGATCATGGAGCAAACAGAGGATGAAGAAGTATATAGAGGTGAGGCATTCTGTCTTACCTCTATGCACAACAACCGTGGTTTCTCCGGTTCGGATTTCTCTGAGGGCATTTATGATGAGTTTATCCCGGAGAAGATTGCTAAGTCAATCAGTGGGGAGGATGATGCTTTTTTAAATGCTGTCGAAACAATCTCAGCAAACAGGGAGCTACAAGGAAAGAAACCGTTCCGCTGGTGGCTTGCTTCAAATTCTAACACCTTGGATAATGCAATAGTGCAAGTTTTTGGTTTGCTTCCAATATTGGAACGAATGAAAAAGAATAAGCAGGAGTTTTCCATGCTCAAAGAGAGAGGAATCATCTTGGTTCTGATAAATGATTCCCCAATTTCAGAAAAGAAAAAAGATACTGCTTTGTATCGGGCTTTATCGGGTGATACAGACTTTGCAAAGATGGCTTTATCAAATGAATTTGCGTATGACGATGTGTCGGCTATCAAATCGGAGGACATACGACAATACAAGCTTATTTGTTTGATTGGAAAAGTTGCAATTTATGAGCATAAATCGAAAGCACACTTGTATGTGTCAGATCATGTTTCTGGGTCTTGTAAAGATGTGTTTGAGGACACCCAACATGGAAAAGATCAATTCCGGTGCTTTTATAGCTGGATTGATAGCTATCGTCTGACAAATAGGATAAGTTATCAAAATATTTCAGTAAAATTTTATATTGACAAATTATTCAAATAAACTTATATTTTAATTAGGTCAACGTGGCTACATCGACCGCCGGAAGCGGATGCCGTGGGGTGATTACCCGGAAGCGTTGACCTATTTAATTAAATTCCGGCAGAAAAGGAGAAAAGAAAATGAATGTAAATGAAATTTTAGAACTCGGAAAACTTGGATTTTCAAAAAATGAGATCATGGGCATTATGAATGCACAGTACATGTCCGGAATGGGGCAGATTCCAACTCAGGGACAGGTTACTCCGGGACAGGTTACTCCGGGACAGGTTACTCCGGGACAGGTTACTCCGGGACAGGTTACTCCGGGACAGGATGCAACCAGTGCAGCTCTTATGACAGCGATCAATACATTGACTGCTACACTCCAGGCTGGCAACCTGTCAGCATCCGGGAAAACCGGAACAACACAGCGCACTTCTGACAACGTAGCAGAAGACCTCATGAAACTCATGAATTAAGGAGGGTAAATAAATGGCAAACAGTTTAGTAGTCCAGGATGCCTATTTAATCATCAATGAATTATACAAGATGGCTACTGGTCGTGAAAACATCAAAGCAGTAGATACAAGTTCATTTGTGTCGGTTGGCGAAACCATGTTGCGGACAGGTGTAGAACCAACTTTAAAAGCACTCAGTCAGTGGTGTGGACGAACCTACTTTGAAAGGGAGAAATACAGATCTGGAGTGTTCCGGTCAATCATTGAGAATAATGAACGCTGGGGAGCTATCACACGTGAGATTATTTCTTTACCACTGGATGCAGAAGCTTCACAGGATTGGAATACAGATCTGAATGAGAATCAGCTTGCCAATGGTCAATCGGTAGATATGTACAAGATCAATGCCCCAAAAGTAGTAGAGTTGAAATTCTACGGCAGCAAAGTTTTACAGTCACATATCACAAGATTCCGGGATCAGCTGGCATTGGCATTTTCCAATGAAGCAGAGTTTCTGATGTTTGTAAGTAGCTACATGACTGCATACTACAATGATATTGAATCCAGAAATGAAGCAAAACGCAGACTGACAGTGCTTAACTTCATGGCTGGTATCTCCTCACTTGGCACAAATGAGGTGGATCTGGTAAAGGAGTACAATACAACCTATGGTACAGAGCTTACAAGAAAGCAGCTGTTAAGTTCGGAACACCACAGAGACTTCATGGCTTTTGTAGTTGCAAGAATCAAGAAAGATTCCAAGAAGATGCAGGACAGAACTACAAAGTATCATATGAATCTGACTGGAAAAGATATTTTGAGATTCACTCGACCAGAGAATCAGAAACTGCTTATGTATACCGATTTCTGGATTGATTCTGAAACACAGGTATTTCCGACAGTCTTTAATGATGAACAGTTAAAGATTGCTGACAAAGAGCTTGTAAACGGTTGGCAGGAGTTTGACAGTCCGGCTATCAAAATTAGACCGAACATAATTGATGAGAACGGAGTTCCCAAAACAGCTATGACAGCAGTAAATCTGCCATATGTACTTGGTCTTTTATATGACCGCAGGGCGATGGGAGTAAATAATCAGTGGATGTATTCGGCAGCTACACCATTCAATGCAGCAGGTGGCTACTACAACATCTTCGATCACTACCGGTTCAATGCATGGAACAATTTCACACACAATGCAATCCTTTATGTACTGGGGGAGGGGGTACAAGATGATACGGTGGAAAATAGAATATAATGCAACTGGTAAGCATTTAAAAGGAGAGGCTGGTGTCAGAAGACTAATTTGCTATTCAAAATCACCGACACATTCGAATTTGAAATACAAAGGAGATATAATTGCGTTTTTTGATTCAAGTACCCCTATAGATATTACTTTTGAAAGTTATTATGGCTTTCCACGTATTTCAGATTTCTCGTTTGAACTTGATCAAAGTACATCGATAATCGTGTTGATAGATACAGTGCCGTATAGTGATGTGAGTGATAATTATTTTGAGGAGGGTGTTGTAACATGACAGACACAATTTTGACGGTTTTAGGTAACTATGCATTCCCGATTGTTTGTTGCATCGGCATGGCATACTTTGTAAAATACATGTACGACCAGACCAATGCACGAGTTGACAAACTCAATGAAGAACACAAAAACGAAGTTGACACACTTTCCGAAGTGATCAAAAACAATACGATTGCCTTAGAAAAGATGAATACGTTAATCGAACAAATTAGAAAGTAGGTACTATATGACAGCTAATGAACTTGTAGCAAATGCTACTGATTTAATTGGAGTAAGATATGTGTGGGGTGGCTCAACCCCCACACAGGGGCTTGACTGCTCCGGATTGCTTTACTGGATCCAGAGGACAGCCAGCCCAAATGTCGGAAGACTTACTGCTTCCGGTTATTCCAAACTTGGTAAAAAAGTTTCTTCATTTTATGCAGCAGAACCGGGTGACTTTCTCTTTTTTGGAACTCCTGTTACTCATTGTGCTATTTATGTTGGCAATGGCTATATGATTGAAAGCCGAGGAGGACGAAAAAACAACGCTTCCAATCCTGGTATTGGAGTTGTAAAAAGTCGTGTAAGCAGAAGAACTGACTTATCCTGCATCCGCAGGGTATGGACAGAATATAATGAAGCACTAACCTATTCGATTGGAAAAACTTATACAACCAGAGTTGATCATTTACATATTCATTTTTCTGTCTGGGGACAAATCAAAGAGTATGCACAGCTGACAAGGGATGGCATGAAACATGCTTATTCCGATGGGTGTCTGAAAAAAGGAACCACAGTCACGGTAAAGGATGTCAAAAAGGATGAAGCCGGAGCAACGTGGGTATGTATTCCATCCGGTTGGATCTGTGCCATCACAGCAAAAGGAGAGATCTATTTATCATGACGGAAATCATCTTATATCATTTTTCCAAAAGAAAAAACAGCACCAAACGACCAACGGGACAGGGCACAGTAGTGGCCTGTCTTTTAAAATCAAATACCACTTTTCAGAATCCAACATTTAAGTTAAAGCTCACACTTGATAGTGCGTTGCAATTTAACTACTTGCAATGGGCTGACCATTACTATTTTATTAATTCAACAGTTTCACTGAATAATGACATGGTTGAGATCTCAGCGAGTGAGGATGTGCTGGCAACCTACCGGACAGAGATCAGCAACTATACATGCTTCATTGAGCGATCCAGCAAGCAGACTACACTTGCCAATGATTCCATGTATATTCCTACTAATGATTGGGTAAGTCAGTCTACGATCGTAGGGCAGCCGATAAATACGTTTGTGAATGGATACGCCAGAAACTATCTTCTGCGGACTATTTCAGTAGAGGGTATAAACACTTACTATGTGACAGGTACACAATTAGATGATCTGATGAAATTTATGTATACGTATGGATCCATTCCGGATGTGATTGAAACAGCATTGACACGATTGCTTTTTAATCCGTTTCAGTATATTGTTGACTTAAAATGGCTGCCATTCCGGTTAAGCTCATTTCTAAACATTGCCGATAACATCAAGCTTGGCTACTGGGACAGTAATGTAACTGCTGCATTAATTAATGATGCAATATGTACTTTTTCCTATGATTTAACCCTTGGTAATCCCTTATATGCTGATACAGATTTTAGATTTTACAATGCATCTTTTTCAAAGTATAGCGTAAAGCTTCCATTTGTGGGGGTTATTCCTATCAATCCAGCAAAGACCCATAAGGGGCAGTTAAAAGCCACTTATAACTTTGATGCTGTATCCGGCATGGCTGATGTTTGGGTAACTTCCGGATCTGATGAATATGCACACTTCCAATGCCAGCTTGCTGTTCCAGTGCAAATTGGGTATGCTACGGCAAACATTGGTCAGCTTACTACCAGCTTGATAGACGTAGGAACAAGCCTTGCTTCCGGTAACCCAATAGGGGGTATCACAAATACGTTAGGAGCATTTCAGAGTGTGACTTCTCCGGAGCCTAACATGGTAGGAACAGTTGGAAACATTGGCAGTATACTTAATAACATGGAAGCAAACAGTATCTGCTACGCTTGCACAAGCTTAGATCCGGATGGAGCTAGTGAGGGTTATGTAGATGGGACTACCCGCTCTATATCTACACTGAGTGGCTTTGTAAAGTGCCGGAATGCATCTATCCAGGTTGCAGGATTTGAGGGGGATCAAGAACAGGTGAATAGTTACTTAAACAGTGGTTTTTACTTTGAATAGAGAGGAGATAAACATGTGGACACCGGTTAACTTTGATAAAATCAACATTTGTACAAATTACTTCCAGCCATCCGGAATAAAAGTAGATAGCTTATACACAGATACGTTTGATCGGATGCTTTATGAGCGTGTTTGTTCTATTTTGGACATTACATATAATGGATCTATTGACATTGATTATTTCAAATATTGCTTGCTTTTCGGGGGGTATATTTGCATCACAAAGACAAACCTTTATGGACTGATTGCACAGTATCCAATGCTGACAGGCTACAATATTTATTTCAAACCAACCACAGCTACTATACACACGTATGCAAGCAGCGCAGAGATTAACATGGAGGACATGGAGATTGGAAAAGACTGTTCCGTCATTTATCTCAGACCTACTTTTTGTGGGATTGGAGATATCATTGGTTTTTACAGCTATAAGCTGGCACTGGTAGCAAGTGCTTTTGATATGAACGTGTTCAACTCAAAATTAGCTTTTCTGATAGCTGCGAAAAACAAGGCAGCAGCACAGACGTTGAAAAAAATCTATGACAGCATACAAGCTGGTAATCCGGTTGAGGCTTTTGACGTATCGATAAAAAATGAGGACAGACAAGGTGCCAAACAGGAAGCCTGGGAGACCTTTAATAAAGATCTGAAGCAAAACTTCATTGCACCGGAGCTGATTGAGGTATTTGAGAAACTTCTGGACCAGTTCGATACAGAGGTGGGTATTCCGTCTGTCGGATCTGATAAAAAAGAACGTCTGAATGTGCTTGAGACAAGCAAAAATGACGCAGAATCCGTGACACGGCTCACTACTTGGCTTGAGACTATGCAAGCAGGGGTTGATATGACAAATAGACTTTACCCAGAGATGAACTTATCAATCAAAATCAGAAGCTATGAAACTGCGGAGGTGAAAAGTTATGGGACTTTATAGAGTAACGATAGCCGGACTTTATGAATGGAACGAAACTTTGTTTGATAAAATGGAGTTTCCGGAATCAGCAGACAGACAGAATTTTATCGACAGTTTGCTTCTGTCATATGGGGGTTGTGAGCCACTTTATCCAGACTGGGATTTTATGCATGAGAATGGCATCCCTGCATGGAGCAGGAAGTGGAAAAGAAGTATAGACAAAGTATACAAGGTATTAGATTTAACTGATTATGAACCAATTGAAAACTATGATCGTCATGAAGAATGGACAGATAGCCCGGATATGACACGAACAAATCAGAGTTCCGGTCAAGATGTAAATAGAGCAGAAGCAGGACAGGGAACCACTACGACAAACTCCGGAGCAGATACAGCTATCAATGATGTCAGTGCTTTTAATGATTCCAACTACAGCCCAAATGAAAAAACAACAACAGAGTACGGAGGTAGCACAAAGGTGCAAAGCTCCGGTGAAAACAAAAATACGTTTGAATACGGAAAAGGTGAAACAAGCAGAGAGACAGGACAGAATAAGCATAGCGGGCATATTCATGGCAACATTGGAGTGACTACGTCTCAGCAGATGATTCAGTCAGAGCTTGAGTTGAGGAAGCAAAGCTTTATTGATTATTGTACTGGACTATTTGCACAGGATCTGCTTTTATTAATTTATTAAGGAGGAATGAATTATGTTTTTTGAATACCCACATAGTTCTATGCAGGATATGAACCTGGACTGGTTAATCAAGGTTGGCAAACAGGCTGACAAAGATCATGGGGAGTGGACGCATATTAAAGACACAGCACAGACCATGATTGATGATGCAATCCAGAAAAGTCTGGATGATGGGGAAATTGGAAAAGTAGTAAATGATGCTACTACAAAAGTAATTAATGAACAGATTGACCCATTAAAAGAACAGGTTGGAACAAATACAGCTGATATCACAAAGTTACAGAAAAGGGATGGGCTTTTTGACCACTCCGGGAAAACCATCATCATCGGAGACAGCTACACGGTTGGATATAGTCCAGAGGGTAATTTACAGCCCTGGACTACAAACTTTATCAAGTACACAGGGCTTGAAAATGTTACTATTTCCGCAAATGGCGGGGCATCTTTCTCAACAGCCACTAATTCATTCCTTATGCTTTTAAATGCTGTCCCTGCATCTGATGACGTTAAGCAGATCCTTGTAGTTGGGGGGTTTAATGAGTTCGGCACCTATTCAGAGATTGAAAATGCAATCAATGCTTTTATGGGTGTTGCTGAGGTCAGATTCCCAAATGCAAAAGTGTTTGCCGCTATGGTAGCATGGTCAGTTGACCGGACGGATGATCCGAACGTGCAAAACAGATTAAAGATTGCAAAGTCTGTTTATAACACCCAGCGGAAGAATTGGCGATACCTGGCAGGCTCAGATTATATCCTCCATGCTGACGGCTTTCTTGCATCTGACGGATTCCATCCAAACAGTACCGGACAGGAACGTCTTGCTACCTATCTTGCTACAGCTGTAGAAACAGGAGCATGCAGCCCATCATTTTATGAAGTTAGTGCAAATTTTGAAGCAGGTGACTTTGCACCGACTCTGGAATCAAGCTGGGCTTTTGTGAGCTCATATAATGAAAATACAAGCACTTTAATCTGGGCTAACTATGTTTGTTTACCAAACAGCGGAATACTTGACTGTGACGGCACTGAGTACCGTTTAGGAAGAATCTATTCTACTTCCTTTATCGGAGACCATAACGGCTATACATGTTACCCAACAACCGTGATCGTTAAGTCCAGTAGTGACTTTTATCATATTCCTGCACAGCTTAACTTCCGAGGTAGACATATCTATTTGAGCTTGTATGATATTTCAGACGATAAGCGTAAGTACCGGACTTTAACAAACGTTACACAGGTACAGATTCATAGAGGTTCAATTACCATGTAAATATAAAATATGATAGCCCAGCAATGCTGGGCTATTTTTATGCATCTATCAAAAGGTTTCTGAGCAACTTTATTACTCCCAGTTTGTTGAAGCATGATAAAATTTAGAGTCTTTAAATGGCTGATAGTAAGTTACAGCCCAATCTTTATATCCAGTTAAGGATATTTCAATGTAATCTATATAGCAAAGATAGTATACACATAAATAATCACCATTTTCGGATAACTCACAAGTGAAGCCCTGTTTCTCAAGATCACGAGTGAGTTGCTTGAGGTTCATTGTATCTTTGTTATAGTATGGGTTTACTCTCATAGTTTTTTCACCCTCCTGCCTAGTTGGCTGTGCTGTATTGATTTGTTGAGTTTATTATAGTCCATATGAACT